TTTCTTCGAGGCCGCTCGAGAGACGGGCCCGTGGGACGTAGTTCACCCGGTCCATGGGTACGTCCAGCTTCAATTGATCTCGATCTCGGAGCAGGTCCAGCCCGTGACGAGCGGCGGGATCACGGTGTTCGACACCGAATGGATCGAGCCGATCGACCCTGACGAGCTCGTCACCGCGCGGGAGCTGCAGAGCAAAACCGAAGAGGCGATCAAGGATCTTAACATCAACGCGGCGCAACAGTTCGCGGACAACATAACCCAGGCCGCAGCGTCGGCAGTGAACGCGATCGCGAGCGCGGCGAGCCTCGTATCCGCGATCATGGAAGCTGCGACGAGCCCGCTTTTCGATTCGCTCGACGCGCTGAACAGCGTGGTCAACGCGACTCAAATCGCGTTGCAGAGCACGATCACTCAAGCCGAAATAATAGCTGACTCGCTGGCCGGTCAATTGCAGCAGCTGGCTCAACTCCCGGCGTTAGGATCTGGTAGCGGTTCTTCGAAACTCGACGCCTTTTCCAACGTGATTGATTCGGTCAGCGAGCAGCTTCCTTTAACGGGTCTTCCGTCATCCGAGGACATCGAGATCGTCAAGAACAAGGTCGCGGTGCACGAGCTCGCCTTGAACGCGACCGTGGGGGCGATCGCAAAGGTCGCGATCGTTTCTCCGCTCGTCACGAGGTCTGACGCGCTCGTCCTCGCCGAGCGGCTTGGCGATCTGACCACGACGATCCTTGGTAACCTAGACACGACTCAACAAGCGTTCGACGACCAGCCCGCCGATCTGCAATACGCGTCGAACGGCCAGACCTTCGCGAGCATCAACAACGTCATAACGCTCGCCACGCGCTATCTTTTGGCCGTTGCGCCGGACCTCAAGATCGAGCGACGGCAGATCCTCGACGAGCCCAAGACGCCGGTTCAAATCGTGCTCGAAGCTTATGGCGAGCTCGGGACCGATAGCGCGCTTCTCGATCTTTTCATCGAAGCCAACAAGCTCGGTGACACCCTCGACGGCAACGGGATCCTCGTGCTCGATCGTGGGTCGGAGGTCGTGACGTATGGCTAAGCCAACCGCCGGCCGGCCGTATACGATCGTCCCCGGGGATAACCTCTCGAGGATCGCGGCCGCGGCTTACGGCAGTCCACGCGAGTGGCGCAAGATCTGGAAAGCGAACAAGGCCACGCTCCGGAGCGGGGACCCGAATCTGATTTTCCCGGGCGAGGTTCTGTGGATTCCCGAGCAGGTTATCCCCGTCGAAGAAGACGACGAGACCGCACCCGACCGGCTCGAGGGGAAAGACCCCGGCGACTTCACGATCATTATCGAGGGGCTCGAGGTCCCCGTGGTCGATGGTAGGGCGTTCCGCTCGATCGACACCGTGGCCGGCGGGTTCTCCGCGACGATTCCTTGGGACCCAACGCGAACGACCGACCGAGCCAAGGAGCTCCTATCGAAGGTGAAGCCCTACGGCTTCAAGCCTTGCGAGTGCTACCTAGGCGGCGAGCTCATGATGACCGGGCGCCTTTACGGCGTGGGCGTGTCGATCGGAGCGAACGGCGTGACGCTCGACCTCGAGGGCTGGAGTCATACGGCCGATCTGGTCGACTCGACAGTTCGACCACCGTACGAAGCGAAGAAGGTGACACTCGAGCAGCGGGCAGTTTCCATGCTCGAGGGCTTCGCGATCGAGCTCGATTTTCAGTTAGACGAGGACGAGCAATTCGACAAAATCACGATCCAACCCACGGATACGATCTTTAATCACCTGCTCGAGCTCGCGCGCCAACGCAAGGCCCTGGTCACGAGCGACGCGAAAGGCCGGCTCGTGATAACCCGCGCGAACGTCGACGGCGGATCCGTGTTCACCCTCGAAGAAGGGCGCCGGCCGCTCTCGCAAGCGGCGATCCGCTTCGACGGTCGGGCGCGGTTCAATACCTACACCGCGATCTCGCAGTCGCCGCGGAAGAAGGGGAAGAACGCGTCCGCGCCGACGGCTACGGCGAAAGATGACGTCGTCCCCGCGGCGCGTATGTTTCGATTCCAGGCGAACGACGTCAAGGGCGAGAAGCTTCAAGAGGCTGCGGACTGGGAGCGGTCCAGGCGCCTCGCCGACGGGCTCAAGGTGTCGCTCCCCGTCGACGGCTGGCAAGTGCCAGGGACGAAGGACCTATGGCGCGAGAACACGATCGTCACGCTCAAAAGTCCATCGTTGTTCGTCCCGGATGGATACGATTTTCTCATACGTTCCGTGGAATACTCGTTCAGCGAAAAGGGCGCCGTTGCTGACCTCGAGCTCGTCCCGCCGGAAACGTTCAGCGGCGAGCCACTAAAGGAGCCATGGCTATGACTATCACCGGAAAAGTGCTCGATAGCGAAGTGGGCCCGAATCAAGACGGTGATACGGACGTCCGGTTGCTAACGGTCGAGCTCGCCGACGGTGAGGATATCCAAACCGTCGAGTATTACGACTGCGGCGGGCGCGACTATCTCCCGCCGGACGGCGCCGAAGTCGTGATCGTCGATATCTCGCCCTCGTATCGCGTTGCGGTTGCCGTCGACGATCGCCAAGACTCGACAGTCGCCAAGGGTGAGCAAGAGCTCTACTCGCTCGACGAAGCCGGAACGGCCAAAGCCGCGACGATCAAGCTCACGAACGATGCAGTGATCGAAATGAACGGCGACACAGATTTCGCCGTGAGATACTCAGAGCTCGAGTCCGCGTTTAATCAACTCAAGCAAGACTTGAACGCGTTCATTCTGGTTTACAATACCCATACCCACGTTGCACCAGTTGGAGGGGGCGCTACGGGCGTTCCTAGCGCCACGGGAACCGACTCGGCCGCTGATATCAGCGGAGCCAAGATCGACGAAATAAAGGTGCCGTAGATGGCATACGATCGAACACAAGGCGATCCCAAGATCACGATTGACGGCGACGGCGCCGATCTCGTGTTCAAGGGCGGGCAACCGATCATGGACTCCGGTCTCGAGAACGCGATCTTGATCTCGCTGTTCTCGGGGTCGGAATGGTTCGGTAACGCGTTCGCCTTGCCAAGCTCGAGGATCGAGAGTCGATTCTATCCGCTAAGCCTAAAGTCGATCACCGCTTCGAGGCTCGCCGAGCTCGAGCGCGCGGTGAAAGCGGACTTGAAAGGCCTGGTAGCGAACGGCGCCATTGCCGATCCCGTCGTTCGCGCGAGCAACCCGACGGGCGATCGGCTGTTAATCGAGATCACGATCTCCCCGCCCGGTACCGAGGCCGAAGTGATCTTGCTCTCGCGCTACGGCGCAAACTGGTCCGTCCAGACCACTAACCCGGCGAGCTCGAGGGTGAACTAATGGCGATCTCAATACCGACGACTCAACAACTTATCGACACGTTCATAGCAGCCTTCGAGACCAAACTAGGTCAAACCGTTCCGGCGCTCGAGCGGAGTTTTATCTCGGTACTCGCGCGGGTCTTGGCGCTCTCCGATACCGGCCTATACAAGTATGCTGCTAACCGCATACTGCAATCGCTGGCCATTACCGCGACCGGCGATAACCTCGATCTCATCGGTGATAACTACGGTGTCTACCGGATCGCGGGGACCGCGGCGGAGATTAACGTCACGCTTCTCGGGACCACGGGATCGACGCTCCCGCAAACGGCGGATCTTATCGCCGACAACTCCGGGGTTCGGTACTATCCCGAGACTGACGTCTCTTTCGATAACGCCCCCACGCCTGGACAAGAAACGTTCACGATCATTTCCGAGTCGATCGGGACCACGGGTAACGCGGTCAGCGGCGACACGTTCACCCTCACGTCACCCGTAACGGGCTTGGCCTCGGTCGCGACCTACTCATCTACCGAGGAATCGGGCCAAGATCGCGAGGCGGATTCGGCCTACCGTCGAAGGATTCTCGACGAGATCCGAACCGTGGGCGGAGCCGGCAACGGCGTGGATTATCGACGGTGGGGAGAGCAAAGCTCGAACGTGGCCAGGGTATATCCGTATTCGGGAAAGCCCGTGGACGGATCCGAGGGCCTCACGGACGAGCCCGGCGATCGTACGATTTATGTCGAGGCGATCGAGGCCTATATCACCGGGGATCGGACAGCGGACGCGACGTTGCTCGCCGAAGTCCGGGCCTTGATCACAACCGACCCCGACACGAGCTTTGAGCGCGTTCCATTGGGTTGCCCGGATAACACCCTTTACGTCAAGTCGATTGCGAACCAAGACATATGGATCACGATCTCGAACCTGACGGCGAACGGGACGACATCGCTCGCGGACATAAAGATCGATGTCGAGGCCGCACTCGAGGGTTACCTGCTCGAGCTCGCGCCGTACGTCGAGGGCGTGGACGTCGAGGTCGATCGCAATGACCGGCTGACGGACTTGTCCATCGCGCGTATTGTTCAGCAGATTCTAATCGACCTAAACGGGACAGCAACAGCGATCACCTTCGCGCTCACCGAAAGCGGCTCGAGCGAGGGATCCTATGTGGTCCCGCAAGGATACCTGACGCAACTCGGCGGGGTCGACTATGCCTGATTTCAAGTATTCGGACGTCTTGCGAACGCTCTTTCCCAAGGGGCCTATATGGGCGTTCAAAGCGTTCGGGCATGCCGATAAGCTCGTCGAGACGATCGGCGATGCTAAAGAGATCATCCGCGATTACCTGAAATCGTTGACCCATATTCGAACGCCGGACGCAACGCCGATCCTCGCCGACCTCGAACGCGAATACGGGATCACCCCGGCGAGCTCACTCACCGAGGCCGATCGCCGTTCCATTCTCGCGGGCTATGTTTACGCGAAAGCCGGGAGCGGGAAGGACGATTTGCAGGCTCGCTTGCACGCGGCCGGCTTCACCGATCTTTACGTGCACCACAACGACCCGCTCGTGAATCCGTCGTACTACGCCGGCGGGCTCTGGTCAGCCGTTTGCGCGCACGAGGACACCGTCTGCGGCAATCAAGAGTGCTACTGCGGACAGCTCGGCGTGGGCGGGTATGTCCTCGCCAACGGGCCCGTGTATGACGACAACGGGAACCTGCACGAGTACGTGATCCCCGCGGGGTCCTCGACGTGGCCTATGGTGTTCTTTATCGGGAGCGCAAAGGGTGCGACCGTGGTTGGGTTCGTCGTATTCCAGGACGGTGACATGGAGTATGGCACTGACCCAGACAGTATCCTCGAGGACGGCGACGCGGAGCTTTCCACGACCTCGCTCTGGACAGCGGGAGAAGGGATCCCGTCATGACGACCGTTTTAAGCAAGCCATCGGGCTATCGAACCGGCGGAAGTGGGGCGAGGGTTCTACGGATCACGGTGTCGTCCCCATTCCCGCCGTCGGCCTACGCGCAACACGAGCTCATATTGCTGGCCGGCAAAGAGTACCGGCTGCAGGGCTGGCTTAGATCCGATCCCACGAATGAGTTTGATCTCGCGATCTGGTCCTCGCGCGTGGACGAGGGCGGAGCGGATACCGAGATCTTCGCGCTAAGCGGAACGGCCGCGTGGGCTCAATTCGACGAGACCTTTACCCCTGCGCATGACAGTTATTTGAGGTTTGGCGGGATCTATATCGAGGCTCCGACGGGCAATTTCTGGTTCGAGTTCGACGATATAACGCTATGGGCAACGGAAGACGTTCCCACGAACCCAATACTCTACTGGACGGCCGGCGGTGACGCGGTATTAGCGAAGGACCTCTCCGAAGTTTACGAGGGCCTGCAGAGCCTTTCAATCACCGCTGACACGAACGACTTCTCACAACAAGACGTCAACCTCGACGAGCGTTACGCGTCCGTCGAGGACGCGTTCGTCATGTTCGACGGCGGAAGTGGGACCTTGCGGAGCCGCGTACTAGATCCGGAGCCTCCATCATGAATAACACACTGGCCAATGGTTTCAGCGATATTGAGGTCCCGGTAGTCAGCGGCGGTACGAACGACGCCACAACAATGTCGCTGACGTTCAACGGCACGGACCAGGGGGCAAAGGGAACGATCACGCCGAGCGGGACCGCGGGAGCGATCACCGCGTGGTGCAAAGTCAATGACGCGTCGAGGGACGAGACCTTTCGCTTGCGACCTCGAGTCACCGGTTACAAGGCCCTTCCCGCTGCGCTGACGATCGACGGGGTCACCGTGCAACCCT